AAAGACTCTCGCCTCTCTGCGTGAGTCCATCCAACCTTCTAAGAAGGTTGCGGCTCCTAAGGCTGCGGCGGTTGAAGCCCCTGCTGCTTCAACACAAACTGTCCCTGCGACGAATGAGTCTAAGGAGAATGTTGAAACCAAGGCCGCTATCACTGAGGCCAAGGTTGAGACTTCAACCCCAGTCACTGAGTCAAAGGACACGGGCAAGCTCGGCACTATCGTTGTGCCGGTTGGCAATCCCCGTAACATTAGTGAGAGTATTGCCATTGCCCGTCGTCTCTCGACTTCGGGTTCACAACAATAACACAAAGTAACATCATATGGTCATCATTGCACCTAGCGGCCGCCCTGAGCTGGCCACAGAAGGCGGTGGCGTAACACGCTTCACCGAAATCTATGAGTGGGGCAAGCGCCTCGCGGACACTGACGTCGGAGTAGCAGAGGGGTCTGATCGTGGACTCTGGGAAGCTCTCGGATGGAAGCAGTTCGTGTCGCACATGCCGGAGTACAAGCGGCCCATCGCCGCTATCATGCTCGAAAACTGCCGTCGTAAGTTCGGTCGCCTCGATGAGGTGACGAGAACTTCCAACCTCGGCACTTTCGACAAGTGGATCTTCCCAGTCATCTCCAACATGGCTGAGAACGATGTCATTGACCAGCTCGTCGCCCTCCAGCCTATGGCTGGTCCGGTGTCGCAGATCGTCTACCTCGACATCATCACTGGTCGTCGTAAGGGTCAGACTCCTAAGGGTGCTCCGATGTGGCGCGCTCTTGGTGGTGCTGTTGACCGTGACGACGATGGTTCCGAACTCGTTTCCAACGAGACCGGTTCACTGGTGGCCAGCTCTGCGACTCTGGAGTGGACTCCCATCCGCCCTGGTACTCTCCAACTGACGATTGGCAATGACACGACCACTGACGACGGCAACGGCGCGTGGATCGCTTCTGGTTCAATCTCTGGCGGTACCATCAACTACGTGTCTGGTGTTATCACCGTGACAGGTGTTTCGGCCACTGCTTCGTACTCGATCACCTACCAGTTCAACTCGGAAGGTAATCAGTCGATCATGGACTACGAGGTCAAGATCAGCTCCACCCCTGTCACTGCGCAGGTGATGAAGCTGAAGGCCGTGTGGTCCGAGGAAGCTGATCAGAACCTCTCCGCGATGTACAACATCCGCGCTGAGTCGATTCTGCTCAACGCCATCACCAACGCGCTTCAGTATCAGAAGCATCGTCAGGTCATCTTCGACCTGCGTGCCCGTGCTGACGCTGGTTTCGTTACCTGGGATGCTACGCCTCCCTCGAACGTCAACTACCAGACCCACAAGTACTCGTTCATTGATGCTATGGAGACTGCCTCCAACTTCATCTTTGGTTCGACGAACATGGTTGCTGGTAACTGGGCGCTGCTTGGCCTCCAGGCCGCCACCGTTGTTGCCACGCTGCCACACTTCGTGCCGCGTAACAACCGCGTTGAGATGCAGGGCATCACCTACATCGGTGACCTGGGTAACAAGAAGATCTTCGCTGATCCTCACTATCCGACCAACGAGTTCCTCGTTGGCCACAAGGGTGACCAGTTCCTCCGTACCGGCTACGTCCTGGCTGAGTACCAGAAGCTGTACACCACCCCAGACATCATGCTGCCTGACTTCCTCCATCAACGGGGCTTCGCGACCAGCTTCGCGAAGAAGATGATCAACTCGAAGTTCTACGCCCGTGGCATTGTGCAAAATGCTCCGAGCTCCTTCGGTCCAGTCATCGGCTAAGCTAGCTGATTAAGCAAAACCCACCTGGAGAAATCCAGGTGGGTTTTTTCATGCACGAATGACTTTGCTAGCTTTGATTGCATAGTCGACAGTTCCGTCTTTCCGTTTGTAAGAAACCACATGTCCAAGCACGTAGACTTTGTTGCCTCCAATAAGAGGTTCAGCCACAGCCCACTTCTTGGTGTACTCGACCCACACATGGTCCGCTAAAACCATCTTCTTGCCAAACAACTTTATCTCATTCAGCACCAAGCTTTTAGTTGAAGTGCCAATAAAACCTCTGTGACCAATCTTGGCCGAAAACAAGATTTTGCCATGGTAACCACAAAGCTTTGACAACAATCGAATGCTGTTTTTCTCACAGAAATCTTTGAAATTTACAGGGTTGTCCAACAGCACAACTTGGAAATCTTTACAGGCTTGGAAATAGTCCAGAATGGTCGTTCCATTCAAGTAGTTTTTAACCTGGAAAAACTGTTCGTCAAAATCCAGGAAGCGTAGCCAGTTCACCCTGTGATATTTTTCAAGGAAGTCCAACGGATCAGACTTAATCCAAGGGAGCCAATCTACACCTCTGACAATAGCGATTTCCATCTTCTTGAGTGGTGTCACCCAACGATTTTTGAGGCACAGACCAAATCTGTCCTTCTTCTTTACTTCAATCTGGTGAATCGATGTCACCAAGTTATGTCCATATGAGAAATTCATATGCTACTGAGTGTACAGACCCAACCCAAGGTTGTAAACATTTTTCGTGGAAACCATCAAGAAGAAAGTCAAGACCAAAAAGTTGGTTGAGTGTGGTGATCTCAACCAGATGACTGAGCATGCATGGGATGTGGTGCACACTCACTGCTCAAGGGAGTTCTACGACTCCTGGGAGTCCATAGCCCAGGCGTCTGTTGACGTGATCTCTGAGGAGTTTTTCTTCAGAAACTATCTGTGGTGTGTCTACGTCAGCGGCTTCTCGGCCAAAGCTGTCACAGCCAACTATGACAAGCTTTTGACTGCTCACAACCTGCTCGATAAGCATGGAAAGTTTGTGCCGTCTGAGAAAGCCAGTCCACCTGACAAGGACGAAGTCTTCAAGATTTGGCGCAACCACGCCAAGTTCGATGCTATTTTCAAAACTAGAAATCAAGTCAGAGAAGGCTGGTATCCTTTCAGAAAACAATATCTGGACGCTCGAGATCCACTGGCCATACAAAACATCGCCTTTATGGGCCCGGCACTTTCTATGCATCTTGCACGCAATCTGGGAGCAGTCCAGCTTGTCAAGCCAGACGTGCACTTGGTCCGATTGGCCAAGAATTTTGGATTTTATACAGCCCGTGATCTTTGCCTGTCTGCCAGGGAATCGTGTCCTCGCATGTCCCAATGGCCACTGGGCAAGGTAGATTTGCTGCTCTGGTATGCTGCTGCGACGATACGTAGTTAGTGTGTGACGACAGCAGCTGCTCAAGCACAAGCACTGGCCAATGGCTTGGCCCAATCAAGTAAGTCGATAGCTGATAGTACAAAGGTTACTAGTCAGTACTTCGACTCATTTGTCAAACGCATCAGGGAGGCTGACGCGGTATTCAACGGTGGTGAGATGTCCAAGACGCTAAAGGCTCTTGGTGGCAATGCTAGAACCACTCAAGAATCCAGTCAGGCTGTTTCTCGTCTTGCCAATGAGTATCGTCAGTTGCAAGCCTCTGTGACGGGTGATTTGAGAACAGCCATCACGGAGATAAACAGAGCCCTGGTTGATGCGACAAACAAGGGCGTACCACTCAGGCTGGCCCAAATCAATGATGAGCTGACTCGGCTAAATGAAATAGCTGGTCAGTCAGGTCTTTCTGCTGCAGTATCTCAGTCTCTCAAGCTGAAGAATCAGATCACGGCTGCACTCACTGACACCAGTGACACAGCGGGCCAGAGGATCAAGAACATCTCGGCTAGCACACTCAAGAATTTTGAGAACTACCAGTCTGGCCTTAGTCTGCTGGGCGTTACAATCAGCAGTGAGGCCCAAGCCATTGCTGACAACATCAAGAACCTGTCTGATGCAATCAAGACGACTCAGTCAGGCGATGTTGAAAATCTTCGTCAGATGGTGCTCAGTCTCAGCAATCTTCAGGAGAGCTTCTATGCTGAGATGGACAAGAGTAAGACAGTGGTCACTCAGTTCACCAGTCAAGCTGATTTGGTTGCGGCCAGTCTAGAGAGAATCAGGGACTCTGATCCGAGTGGTGCACTGACCTCCACCATCTCTTCCTTTGAAGATTTGGTACAAAGGGCTCGTGACAGCTCAAGGCAGCTTATAGGCAATGTGGCTGAGGATCGTTTCAAGCAGTTGCGTGACATCAGCTTCAAGCTGGTTGATGAGATCAGGAACTCTCTGTTTGGAGAACTTCTAGCCCTTGTAAAGACTCAGCTTGACGCCTTTCAAAAAGGATTTGAAAGCTTTGCAAGTAATGTTGGAACTCGCAGCATACTTTTTGCTCAGGGTTTGAAAGCGGCCTTTCAAGGTGGTGGAACAGTGGCTACCACTGTTGAGGCCATGGCTGCTCTTGGCCGTCTTAACTTCAAGGCTGGAACGGACGAGTTGACACAGTCAGCCTCCATGGCTGTAAAGATGGCTGAAGCCTTGGGTATCTCTGGTGACAACGCTGCCCACATTGTTTTCTATAGCAAGCAGGCTGGAATCAATCTTACGACGATGGGCGATACTCTCGCCACGATTCGTGAGAATACCAGGTTGACAGCTGATGAGTTTGGCCGTTTCACTAGGGATTTGGGCGAGGCTTTGATGATCATGGGCAACATCAGCAACTATGCTGAAGTGATCAAGAGCACACTGAGGATTGATGATGCCCTTCGTCAGTTCACTGGCATGTCTGGTGACTACGTCAATTTCTTCAAGCAGATTTCCACATCTAGTGGTGGAATGCAGATGGCCATGGCCTTGGGAATGAATCCTGAGAATCTTGGAAGTCAAGCCGAACAACAACGATTTATTGCTAGCCTTGGTGAGTATGTGGATAAGCTGACTAAAAATCAGCCTCTGTTGCAGCAGATAGCTGTGCTTGAGGACTTGTCCGTGCAGACAGGTCTCTCTGTGGCGTCACTACGCAATCTGTCCAAAGCTGCCGCTGAGCTGAATTCTCGAACAGAGGACACCATTACGTTGGATCAACGTTACTCCAACGAGGTGGCCAACCTTGGCAAGTCTATCTCATCCATCTCTGAAAGCCTTCAGAAACTACTGGCTGCTGGCATGTGGCCATTTGTCTCAGCTCTGTCCTATGCGGCTAAGGGTGTGGCTTGGTTGCTTGACTACATTCGTCAGATTCCAGGCGTGTTTGAAACCTTGGCTTTTGTGGGCGGTGTTGTAGCCGTGGGAGCTATAGGCTTACTAGTCAACAGCATTCGTCAACTGGCCATCTGGGCTCCAGTCGCCATGGCTGGTGTCAGAGCTCTGAATGCCCAGTTGATGGGAACAACTGTGGGTGCAGCGGTATCAGGAGCCATGGCTGCTGGTGGTGTGGGTGGTGGAGCTGCCGCTGCTGGTGCTTCGACTGGCATTGGTGCCATGTTCATGAATTTCTTGATTAACCCACTTAAGTCTG